GAGTTTGGGGGGGACGACCCTTGGAGGTATTCTTTGTGGGAATGTGATTATAAAAAAAATAATAATTTTTTAAAATGGAAAAAAACTTACATTTCTAAAGACCTAAGTAAGACGGATTTTAGTGAAATAGTTTTAAAATTATACACAAAAAAAACAATAAAGGATTTATTATTAAAAGTCGGATTCAAAAAAATTAAATTTTATAATGACTGGTTTGGTAATAAATTTATTAATGATAAATCTGAATTTATTGTTGTTGCAACTAAATAATATGGACGCATTAATTTTGGCTAGAGGGGGTAGTAAAGGTGTACCTAAAAAAAACATAAAACTTCTTAACAACAAACCTTTAATAAGTTATGTAATTGAATCCGCAAAAAAATCTAAAAAAATAAAAAATATTTACGTATCAACGGATTGTGAAGAAATAAAAGAAGTATTAAAAAAGTTAGACGTTATTGTTATTGATAGGCCTTTAGAGATTTCACAAGATAATTCTTTAGACGTAGATTCTTTTAGACATTTTTGTAATTTATTAAATTACACATCACCTATAGTTCATTTGAGAGCTACGACACCTTTAATAGACCCAAATATAATTGACGATGCTATAAAAATATTTAACATAAATATTAATACAGTGACAAGTCTTAGATCTGCACATCAAATGTCTGAGTCCGCATATAAATTCTTTATAAAAGATGACAATATATGGAAACCATTAGTGAATGGTGTAGATACTAATAAACCAAGACAATCATACCCTAAAACATATATACCAAATGGATATGTTGACATTGTTAATCCAAATATTTTTATGAATCAAGACAGTTTTTATGGAGATAAAATTTTTGCCTTTGAAACTAAATCCACTCCAGAAATTGACACAATGGATGATTTTGATTATATTGAATACATAATAAAATATAAAAAAAATGTTTAAGTTTTCCATAAACCCCGTAAATTGTCCAAAAATAAAAACAAAAAATAGGGTAATTTTAACAGATATACCATCTCCTGAAACTATAGGTGTTTTGATGGATTGTATAAAAAATGAACCTGATTCGATGAACGACCAACTACCGATAGTTTGGGATTCGGCAAAAAATTATTCTATATATGACGTATCAGGTAATAAATGGATAGATTTTACATCTTCCATTTTTGTAACAAATGTTGGTCATGGTAATACAAATATAAAAGACGCAATAATTGCAACTACAAATAAAAACCTATTAAATGCGTACTATTACCCAACAAAAGAAAGATCTGAATTTTCTAAGCTTCTTGTGGATATTACACCTAAAAATCTTGACAAAGTTTTATTTTTATCAACCGGATCGGAGTCTGTTGAGGCGGCAATAAAAATGTCAATTAAATATACAGGTAAAAATAAAATTATTTCATTTAATAATGGATATCACGGAAAAACAATGGGTTCAGCTATGGCTAGCGGAAAATTTAAAGCCCAAGAATGGATACCAGTAAAAACATATGTAAATCATTTACCCTATCCCGATTCAATAACAATCCAAGAACAAAATATATCATATAAAGATTTATTTTATAAATATTTTAATGATATAAACCCAAGTGAATATTCCGCAGTAATAATGGAACCATATCAAGGATGGTCCGCAGAATTTGCATCAAAAGAATATGTTAAACTTTTACGTGAATGGTGTACGGATAACGGAGTATTATTAATAATGGATGAAATACAATCAGGTTTTGGTAGGACCGGTAAACTGTTCGCTTACGAACATTTTGAAATTGTCCCTGACATTATTGTTTGTGCAAAGGGGATTTCATCTTCTTTACCTTTATCTTGCGTTATTACCAATAGTAATATTATTAACACCGATATGTCTTACAATAGTACCCATGGTGGGAATCCAGTTGCGGTTGCGGCATCCAAGGCTTCTGTTGAATATCTTATAGATAATAACTTAATATATGAATCACAAAGAAAGGGTTTAATAATGAAAAACGAACTATTAAATTGGAAATCTGAGATGTCTAAATATGTAAAAAAAATAAACTGTGAGGGGTTATTGGCTGGGGTATTTATTGAATCTCCTTATGGTAATAACGTTGAATTTGTTGATAAAATAATTGAAGTCGCAATGAGAAAAGGTTTATTATCTATAAGAACACAATCGGGAACATTAAAAATTGGTCCTCCACTTACTATAGATGATGATGCATTAATTGAAGGTATTGGAGTATTAAAAGAAAGTTTAAAAGAATGTTTAGGCACGTAGGAATTGTAGTAAATAATATTGATAAGATGATTTGGTTTTATCGTGATATTTTATGTTTAGAAATTATGTACGACGAGGTGGAAAAAGGATATTTTTTAAATCACATACTTAATTCAAAAAACCTATCCCCAAGAATTATTAAATTAGGGTTTGATAATAAAACCATTGTTGAGTTATTACTTTTTAACAAAAAAATAAAAAAAAATAAAACCCTTTTTCAAAACGGATATACTCACTTTGCTATAACAGTAAAAAATGTTGATGAGTTGTACAAAAAATTTATTAATAATAATATGCCAGTAATTAATAAACCAATAACCTCAGAAGAAAGTAAAGTTCGGGTTTTTTTTGGTATTGACCCAGAAAATAATATTATAGAATTTGTTGAGTTATTATGAAAATTGGAGTATTACAAGGTAGACTAAGTAAATCAGTTAATGGAAAAATGCAGGAGTTTCCTTTAATTACTTGGGTTGATGAATTTAATTTAATTTCCGATATTGGTTTATACGGTATTGAGTGGTTAATAACTAATGAATGTAATTTAAATAACCCATTTTTTACTGAAGCTATTTTACCAAAAAATATAATGTCTGTTTGTGTTGATACTATGGTTAATAAATCTTTTTATAATCAAGATTTTATTAATAAAAATTTAATACCAGTTTTAGATAGAATGAGTGTATTAAATGTCAATAAAGTGGTTATACCATTATTAGAAGACAGTTCAGTTGATGACCCCCTAATTAGGGAAGAGTTTTTAAAAAACATAATACCTATAGGGGAAAAATATTCATTTATTGAGTTTTGTTTTGAATTTGAGTCTAATAAAGAAATTGTTTTAGATGTTGTGTCAAAAAAAAGTAATTTCTTTATTACATATGATACAGGTAACTTCACTTCCCATTATAAACAAAAAATAAATCACGAAGACTTAATACTATCTTTTGGTGATAAAATAAAAAATGTGCACATAAAAGATAGAACCTACAACTCAATAAGTAAAAAATTTAGTTTTGGGGATACCGATTTTATGACTATTTTTAAAACTCTTAAAAAAATCAATTATAGTGATAACTTTATTTTACAACTATGTAGAGATAGTGAGGGTGATGAAAAAAAATATATAGAGGAAACATACAAAAAAATAAAAATTAATTATACATTTTAATATGAAAGATTTATTTAATATGTCTGGTAAGACGGCACTTATAACAGGTGCCGGAGGATTACTTGGACCAAAACACGCAGAGGCTTTATTAGAATACGGCGCAAAAGTAATTTTGACCGATTTAGATTTAGTTTCTCTTAAAGAAAAATATTTAACCCTATCAGAAACTTTTGGGGGTGAAAACGTTTTTATGGAGTATATGAACGTTACCGATAAAAAATCCATAGAACTTGTATCAAATAAGTACGATAGGATTGATATTTTAATTAATAATGCGGCTAAAGATCCTAAAGTAACTAAAGACAATAAAACCCTAACACCAGAATCCCGTTTTGAAGTTATGACTGAAGAGTATTTTAAAGAGGGTATTGATGCAATAATAAATGGTACGTTTTTAACGTCTCAAGTTATTTGTAATAAAATGTTAAATACAGGTGGTGGAGTGGTATTAAATATATCTTCTGACTTGGGAGTCATCGCTCCAGACCAAAGAATCTATAGAGACGACACTAAAAAAGAAAATGAACAAAATGTTAAACCTATAACCTATTCTGCGGCCAAATGGGCAATAATTGGTATGACTAAATATTTGTCGGTATATTTTGCCAAAAATAATATTAGGGTTAATTCATTAAGCCCAACAGGGGTTTATAATGACCATCCTGTTGATTTTGTTAATAAATTATCTAATATTATACCTATGGGTAGAATGGCTCATATTGACGAATATAAAGGGGCGATTGTTTTTATGTGTTCTGATGCTAGCACATATATGACAGGATCAAACATAGTAATTGATGGGGGAAAAACGATATGGTAGAATTAATTAAAAAAAACTTAATAGAATCTATAAATTTAAAAAGTTTTATTTTAAATGACAATAATATTTTAAATGATATGTTATTAATATCTCAAAAAATTATTGAATGTTATAAAAACGGTAATAAAGTTTATTTTTGTGGGAATGGTGGTAGTTATGCTGATGCCCAACATTTATCCGCAGAATTAAATGGTAGATTCTATTTTGATAGGGACCCATTAGAAATTGTTTTACTTTCGTCAAACGTATCGTATTTAACGGCAGTTGCAAATGACTATTCATATGAAGAAATATTTTCAAGAGAAGTAAAATCATCCGCAAAAAAAGGAGACTTATTAATATCATTTTCAACATCAGGAAAATCAAAAAATATAATAAAAGCAGTTGAAGGGGCTAAAAATAAAGGGGTTGGTATAATTTCTTTTTTGGGTAATGACGGGGGAGATATTAAAAATATGTCTGACATTAGTATAATTATACCATCAAATGATACCGCAAGAATACAAGAATGTCACACTTTTATTGGTCACACAATAATTGAAATAGTAGAAAATAAAATGTTTAAAAATTAAAAAATTATGAAAAAAACTTATGTTATTGCTGAAATCGGAATTAACCACAATGGTGATTTAAATTTGGCTAAAGAATTAATGTTAATTGCTAAAGAAAGTGGGTGTGATGCAGTTAAGTTCCAAAAAAGAGATATTGATTCAGTATATAGTGAAGAAGAACTGTCAGCACATAGAGAGTCACCGTGGGGAACAACAAATAGGGAACAAAAAGAGGGGTTAGAATTCACAATTGAACAGTATAAAGAATTAGAATTCTATTCTAATGAATTAGAAATAGATTTCATTGTTTCTTGTTGGGATAAAAAAAGTGTTGATTTAATAGAAAATAATTTAAATGTTAAGTATCAAAAAATCGCTTCGGCTTTATTAACAGACAGATCCTTTTTAGAAAAAATTAATTCTACAGGCAAACCCGTTATCGTATCTACAGGGATGTCAACAGAAGAAGAGATAGACGCGGCATTAAATATTTTAAATAACGTAGAATATGTATTATCCTGTACAAGCACATACCCCACCAAAGATGAGGAAATTAATTTAAATTACATTAAAACTCTTAAACTAAAATACCCAAATTATAAAATAGGTTTTTCTAACCACGCCAGTGGATTAATACCATGTTATGGGTCAGTTGCTTTAGGTTCTGAGTGTGTTGAATTTCATATTACAAAAGATAGAACAATGTATGGGTCGGACCAAGCAGCGTCAATTGACCACGTTAGTGAATTAGTTTCCGGAATTAGAAAAATGGAAAAAATTATGGGTGACGGAATTAAAGTTGTTTTTGAAACTGAAAAACCAATAGCTAAAAAATTAAGAAAAATAAATGATATATTGTTTTGATTTAGACGGAACTCTTTGTAGTAACACTAACGGTGATTATGAAAGGGCAAAACCATTTTACGAAAGAATTAATATTGTTAATAAACTTTTTAAAGATGGTAATATAATTTTAATTGATACTGCAAGAGGATCAACTACAAAAATTGATTGGTTTGACTTAACAAAAAAACAATTAGAGGACTGGGGAGTTATGTATAATCAGTTGAGGGTCGGCATTAAATTAAATGCTGACATTTTTATTGATGATAAAGGCATAAATGATAAAATTTTTTTTAAAAATGAATAATGAATTAAATTTTTACAATTATTTTAATAATGGAGATGTATTCTTTTCAAGAATTATTTTAAAACCTTTTTTTAATAAATTTAATTTAAATTTTTACCATAAAGAAAAGCATGGGTTATTTAGAGACATAAAAAATATTAATGAAAACTGCGGAATACCTAATGAGTACGACTGGGAAAAAAATAAAATTTTTATTTCAGACGATTTATATTCAACTCCAATAAATTGTTGGTTAGCTCAAACAATAGAGGGTAGGGGTGAACCATTTCAAAATTATCCGTTTCCTGGTTGTGCGTTTGAAAACTATGTTGAGTTATCAAAAGAAATATCAAAACTATTTGAACTAGATACTTTTAGTGTTGAGGAGTATTTACCTACGGTTCAATATCAAAATTTAGAAAACTATGAAAATATAAAAAAGTTAATGTTAGAATGTAAACAAAAATTTAATAAAATAGTTTTAATTTCTAATGGTGACGTTAGGTCATCCCAATCATCAAATTTTAATTTTTTTCCCTATATTGATAAAATCAGTGACGAATTAAAAAACGTATTATTTATAACAACCGAAAACACAAACCTCAAAAAAAATAATATTTTAAATTCTTTTGAAATTACCAATGTAATTCCAGATTTATTAGAAATAAGTTTAATATCCACATTTTGTGATGTTATAGTTGGTAGGGCATCGGGACCCTATTGTTTTTCACAGGTAAAAGAAAATTTATTAGACACAAATAAAACTTTTGTTTGTTTTTGTAATAATGTACATATTGCTAAATTTTATCAAAATTGTAAATGCAACGTAATATGGTCACCAAATTACTCAGACGACATAATCTATTCAAACATAAAAAATGCATTATTATGATAGGGGAAAAAATAGAAGATATTATAAAAAATGTGGTACACAGAACTTTAAATGAAAATAAAAATTCAGATAAAAATATTGAATTAATTGAAACGGACAACATTGGGGAAGTCATTGAAAAATTATCAATTCTACATTGTAGAATGTGGTATTTAGAAGACTCAATTGCCGAAGCCAAATCTAATGATGAGGTTTCAGAATTAAAACGAAAGATTGATATATGCTTTAAAGTTAAAAGACCTAAATTAGTTCAAGCATTAAATTATATGATAGATAATTCAATTATAACTAATAAATCTTTAATTGAAGAATCTGTAAAATATTATAAAGGATTTAAATGAAAAATTTGATTATTGGGTCTACTTCTCAGCTAAACTATTTTTTTCCTCATGACTGGGATCGTATTTCATCTAGGAATATAAATTTTAAAGAAATAAAAAATAAAAATTATAATTCCATTTTTATTCTTTTTGCCGAACAAAGGACATTTATTAACAAAGATGAAAATTTTTTTAATGAAATTAATGTTACCTATACCTTAAAAGTTATTAATGAACTTAAATCATTTTGTAAAAAAATAATAATTTACTCAACCTCAGAACTTTGGAATAATTATGATGGTCAAGTTAGTTTAGATTTACCTTTTAATTATTTTTATACTCCATATATAAAATCAAAAGAAATTTTATGCACCATTATTAATGAAAATAAAAAAGACTACAGTAATATTCATATAGTATACCCCTTTAACTTTAATAGTCCTTTTAGAAAAAATGGTTTTTTATTTAGTAAAATATTTGATTGTATCATAAACAAAAAGAAAATTTCTGTTGGTAACTTGGATTTATTGCGGGATATAATACACCCCTCTATTATTGTTAATAACTCAATTGATATTAGTGATGACATAATGATTGGGTCGGGTCAATTAATAAATATTAAAAATTTTGTTTCAGATTTAATGAGACTTTCCAATATGGAATATTGTGATTATATTATAGAAGAAAAAGAAAAAAATTTTAATAAAAGAAATAACTATTACTCAAAAAATTCATATTCCAATTATAATGATTTATTAAATCTAACAAACTATGACATACAAAACAATTAATTTAGTTAAAGACACTATCGATAAAGAAGATATTGACGACCTAATAAGTTGGTTGTCAACTAACCCTAAATTAACTAAAGGACCCTTAACTGTTAAGTTTGAGGAAGAATGGTCTAAGTGGTTAGGTGTTAAATATTCCGTTTTTGTTAATTCTGGTTCATCTGCAAATTTAGCGGCAATATATTCTTTAATATTATCGGGTAAATTAAAAAATAATAAAATTGTAGTACCATCGGTTTCTTGGGTTACAACCGTAACACCAGCAATACAATTAGGTTTGAATCCTATTTTATGTGAATGTGATAAAGATAATTTAGGTTTAGACATAGACCATTTAAAAAAAATAATAATAGACGAATCCCCATCGGCAATAATTTTAGTTCACGTATTAGGTATACCAAATCATATGGACGAAATTATAAAATTATGTAAAGATAACGACATTAAATTAATTGAGGATACATGTGAATCTATTGGTTCAAAATATAAAGATAAAATGTTGGGCACTATTGGAGACCTGTCAACGTTTTCGTTTTATTTTGGTCACCATATATCAACTATTGAGGGTGGGATGATATCTACAAATAATGAAGAATTATATCATATATTACTATCAATTAGGTCTCATGGGTGGGATAGGGATTTACCGATAGAAAAACAAAAAAAATTAAGAAAAAAACATAAAGTTAATGATTTTAGGGCATTATATACATTTTATTATCCAGGATTTAATCTAAGATCAACAGATTTACAGGCATTTTTAGGATTAAACCAATTAAAAAAAATTGATGATATAGTTAAAAATAGAAATAAAAATTTTTTAAAGTATAAAAAAGAAATAAAAAATAATTTTTGGTCGGTATCCGAACCAAAAGGGTCTTACGTTTCAAACTTTTCATTTCCTATAATAACAAAAAATATTGAGTCTTTAACTTCAGAATTAATTAAAAATGGAATAGAATGTAGACCTTTAATATGTGGTTCAATTAACGAACACCCTTTTTGGTATGAGAGGTATGAAAAAAAAGATTTTAAAAATGCTAAATTAGTACATGAGTACGGTTTATACATACCAAATAATCACCAAATGACTGATAATGAATTGGATTTAATAATAAAAATAGTAAATAACAATATATGAAAAAGGCACTTATAACAGGAATAAATGGTCAAGACGGTTCTTATCTTGCAGAATTTTTGGTTGATAAAGGGTATGAAGTTTGGGGTACGGTTAAAAGAAATTCAGTATCGGAAACTCAATCATCTAGAATAGAAAAATTAAGATTAGGTAATAAAGTTAAATTAGAATATTCCGATCTTACAGATATGGCGTCTTTAATTAGTGTATTACAAAAATCACAACCAGATGAAGTATATAATTTAGCGGCACAATCTCACGTAAGGGTTAGCTTTGACCAACCAATATATACAGTAAACGCAACAGGGATGGGGACATTAAATTTATTGGAGGCTGTTAGAATGGTATCCCCGCATTCAAAAATATATCAAGCATCATCGTCAGAAATGTTTGGTAATAACATAGATAGTGATGGGTACCAAAGAGAAACCACCCCTATGAGTCCAGTATCTCCATACGGATGTGCAAAAGTATTTTCATATAACATTTGTAGAAACTATAGGAACTCATATGGAATGAAAATATGGAATGGTATATTATTTAATCATGAATCTCCAAGACGAGGAACTAACTTTGTAACTAATAAAGTCGTAAAAGCTGCGGTTAGAATTAGTTTAGGGTTACAGGATAATTTACATTTAGGTAACCTTGACGCAACAAGGGATTGGGGTCACGCAAAAGATTATGTGGAAGCAATGTGGTTAATGTTACAGTCAGAAAAACCAGATGATTATGTGTGTGCAACAGGGATATCTCATTCAGTAAAAGACCTATGTGAATATACTTTTTCTAAATTGGGTTTAGATTTTAGAAATTATGTTATTGTTGATGAAAAACATTTTAGACCCGAAGAATTGGAAAATTTAAAAGGAGATTCGTCTAAACTTACAAATGAATTAAATTGGAAACCAAAGTACACATTTGAAACGATGTTAGATGAAATGATTCAATACTGGTTAGAATATTATGGAAAATAAAATACTAGTTACGGGAGGTTACGGTCTTGTTGGTTCAGAGTTTAGTAAACCTAACTTTATACCCCTATCCTCAAATGAATCGGACCTAAGAATACGAGAAGATGTGGATAAGGTATTAGAAACTATTGAGTTTAGTAGTATAATTCATTGTGCGGGTAAAGTTGGTGGTCTTGGGGGTAATATGAATAACAAAGGTCAATTTTTTTATGATAACATAATGATGAATACAAATGTTATTGAATCCGCCAGAGTACACGGAATAAAAAATTTAGTATCGTTTTTATCGACATGTATTTTTCCAAATGACGTAGAATACCCACTTACAGAATCAAAAATACATCTTGGTCCTCCTCATTTTTCAAACGACGCTTACGCATATGCAAAAAGGATGGCTGACGTTCAAATTCGAGCATATAAAGAAGAATATGGATTAAATTATAAATCGGTCATACCAACAAATATTTATGGACCTAATGATAATTATGATATTGTTAATGGTCACGTAATACCTTCTTTAATTCATAAATGTTACTTAGCAAGAGAAAATAAAACCGATTTTGAAATATGGGGGACAGGTAAACCATTAAGAGAATTTATTTTTAGTAGAGACGTGGCGAAACTAACGGAATGGGTTTTAGATAACTATAATGAAAACGAACCAATAATATTATCAACATCAGAAGAAATTTCAATAAAAGATATTACAGATGTTATTGTTGAATTAATGAATTTTAAAGGTGAAGTCAAGTGGAATAATTCAAAACCTGACGGACAGTTTAGAAAACCAAGTGATAATAGTAAGATTAAACATTATCTACCCGATTTTAAATTTACACCACTATATGACGGATTAAAAGAAACTATTGAATATTTTGAAAAAAACTATAATGTTATAAGAAAATAATATGAGTAATAAAAAAATTGTTGGTATAACATGTAGTACTTTTGATTTACTACATACTGGTCACATTATTATGTTAGAAGAATGTAAAAAATATTGTGATTACTTAATTTGTGCAATACAAAATGACCCCACTATTGATAGACCAGAAAAAAACAAACCCGTACAATCCATAGTCGCAAGATACATTCAGTTGGATGCGGTTAAATATGTAGATAAAATCATACCATATAACACAGAAAAAGAATTGATTGAGATTTTTAGTTCATTAGATTTAGACGTTAGAATTATTGGGGAGGATTATAAAAGTGAAAATTTCACAGCAAAAGACATTTGTCAAAAAAGAGACATTAAAATAATATACAACAAAAGAGACCATGACTACTCAACGAGTAATTTAAGAAATAAAATTTATAATATTGAATATAAAAAAAGATTTGTTACTAATTAAGTATGACAAGAAAAAAACCAATCCAAACGCAAAATGATGACCAAGAGTCAAAACCATTTTCAAAAAAAGATTTTATAAATTCAATTATTAAGAAAAAACAAAAAAACAAGTTTTTAACTGAAAATCAAGAAGAGTATTATAATTTACTTAGAAACAATCAAATCACTATTTGTTCAGGACCTGCAGGTGTTGGTAAATCTTATATTGCAATGAAGGCCGCTGTAGATTTGTTAATGGATCAAAATAACCATTATGAAAAATTGGTTATTGTTAGACCGGCAGTTGAGGCCGAAGAAAAACTCGGATCACTACCAGGAAACCTTGAGGAAAAATTGGACCCGTATATCTTCCCATCTTATTACTTACTTAATAAAATTATCGGTAAAGATGCTCGTGAAAGATTAAAAGATGCGGAAATTATTGAAGTATTTGCTTTAGCATACATGAGAGGGATGAATATTGACAACACCATTCTTATATTTGAAGAAGCTCAGAATTCAAGCCCAAATCAAATGAAATTACTATTGACAAGAATTGGGTTTAATAGTAAATTCTTTATATCGGGAGATATTGAACAAACTGACCGATACAAAGATAAAAAACATTCGGGACTTTATGACGCCATTCAAAAGTTTAAAGACGTTCATGATGTTGGGGTTTTTGAATTTGGTGATGGTGATGTTGTTAGAAATCCTTTGATAAGTAAAATATTAAAAAAATATGAAGAGAATAGGGATTGAAATTAATGGGGTTTTAAGAGACACTATTGGTAAATTTACTCAGTTGTATGAAAAACATATGATAGATGAAAATTCCGAGTACTCAAAAACTTTTGATGTTGATATCTCAGGTAATACTAAAGAAATAATTTCTTCTGAAGTATTTGAATATGAAATATTAAGTGATGTAACGTCATTGGATTTAATGAATCATTTTAGGTTTAAGGATGAGGATGAGTTATATTCTTTTATGTATGAAGATTTTGCTATGCAAATTTTTGGTCACGCCGGATCAACAGAAACTTTTTCATTTAACGATTTAAATGAAATATATTTAAAATATAGAGAAACTAACGAACTACTTATAGTCTCAGATGAAATGGGTAAATCAAAACCATCATCACTATTTTTTCTATCTAAATTTGGATGCCAGATAGAAAAAATAAAATTTTATTCAAATTCAACCTTAAATACGATGTGGAACGAGGTTGATATCCTATTAACCTCAAACCCAAACTTAATTACAAATAAACCAAAAGATAAAACTGTTGTTAAATATATAACACAGTATAATAATCAAATTGACTGTGAATATGAAATTGAATCGTTAAAGCAGTTTGATTTAATAATTGAAAAGCTTAAACAATGTTAAAATTTTTAGGAGAGAACTGGTACATAGACATTAATGAGATAGAAAAGACAACTACTTTAGATTCGTCTTTTTTAACTTTTACCGATAGTGGATCAACAGAACCACAAATTAGTGTCACAAAATATGAAATAATTAAAAGCCTTATTGAGGTTCTTTTAACTGAACGAGAAGAAGTTGATGAAAATTTAGGTATTCATGGATCAAAAAATTTAACAATACCATTTAAATTTGCATTTAATACACTATTAATAAACAATATACTAAAAAATCTATAAAATGGAAGTAGACAAAATTGAAAAAATTGAATCCTCAATTAAAACATTAGAGGAAAAAAATGCTAGAATTTACTTTTTAGTCCAAGACACTAAAGGTAACCCAATGGCAAGTATTAGACATATCTACGATATGGCGTTAACTTTAAAAAATTCAGGTTATAATCCTATAATTATTCATGAAACTGCCGAATATAAAGGTGTTGGGGAATGGTTGGGTGAAGAATATATGGAGTTACCTCATCAGGTAATTGAAGGGCAAAACCTTGCAATATCTCCTGAAGATTTTATTGTGATTCCTGAAATATATGGTCACGTCATGGAACAGATTAAAACCTTTGTTTGTGGTAAAATTGTTTTATGTCAAGCATATGACCACATGTTAGAAACACTACCTCCTGGAGTTAATTGGCAACAATATGGATTCTATAAATGTATTACCACAACTGAAACACAAAAAAAATACATTAACGACATTATGAAAAATGTTAGTACTGATGTATTAACACCAAACATTCCTGAGGAGTTCTTTAAAAAAGATAAACCATCTAAACCAATTATTGCGATTCACACTAGAGAACCTAGAGACACTGCAAAAATAATTAAGACCTTCTATTTAAAATATCCACAATATAGATGGATTACATTTAGAGATATGAGAGGGATTACACAAAAAGATTTTGCAAAATTTTTAAGAGAATCTTTTGTTTCTGTTTGGGTTGATAATGAGTCAGGGTTTGGTACTTTCCCTATTGAGTCTATGGTTTCAGGAACCCCAGTAATCGGTAAGGTACCTTCACTTAAACCTGAATGGTTATCAGAAGAGAATGGTATTTGGACTTACCATTTTAATGAGATTGTTGACATCATTGCTAACTACACACAAAGTTGGTTAGAGGATGGTATCTCAGAAGACCTTTACTCAAGTATGGAAAAAATGACAGTTGAGTTTAAAAATGAAATTAACTTTAAAAACAATTTAGTTAATTTATTTGATGATTATTTTACAAAAAGAAAAAATTTGTTCTCAGAACAATTAGAAAAAATAAAAGTAACAGAAGAAAAATAATATGAATATGGAAGAGAAAGATATGTTTGACGTGTCGGTAATTTTACCGATTAATACTTCATTTAGTAAAGACTTTGATGACTTATTTGAAAGATCAATTAAGTCATTAAAAAACCAATCAGTGAATGTTAATGAATTAATAATTGTTCATTCAAAAGATGAAACACTTAAAAATAAATTATCCTCTTTTGATTTTGAAGGGTTGAATGTCATTAAAGTTGAAAACGAAGGTGATATTGATTTTGCATCTCAAGTTAATTTGGGAGTTAAAAGTGCAAAAAGTAAGTGGGTATCATTTTTAGAATTTGATGATGAGTACTCAGCAATTTGGTTTAAAAATGTAAAGAGATATGTTGACTCATATTCCGATTACGATGGGTTTTTACCTTTGGTTGTTGATACGGATGAGAAAGGGGTATTTGCTGGATTCACAAATGAGGCAACGTTTGCTGTTAGTATGAATTCTGAGATGGGAATTTTAACAAATGAATTGTTAAGTAATTACCAAAATTTCCAATCAAGTGGAATGGTTGTTAGGAAATCCCTTTTTGAAGATTGTGGTGGGTTTAAACCATCATTTAAATTAACTTTTGTGTACGAATTTTTATTAAGGTTAACTTATAATTCATCTAAAATTATGACGATTCCAAGAATTGGGTATAAACACATGAATATGAGAGAAGGGTCAATTTTTTGGGATTATAAATTTGGTGATGAAAAGGTAAGTGATAATGAGGTTTCGTTTTGGTTGGAGACGGCAAAAAAAGAACATTTTTTTACCTCTGATAGAAACATAAAGTATGAACCATCAGAAGTTTAATGGTAGTTATTGACCAAAATGAAAACGAACAAAGTGAATTAAATAAGACGAGTAAACCAAAAAAAGCTAATTATTTTGATACTCGTGAGGAAGAAGCGGTTAAATTATATATAACCGCAGAAACCAAAGAAGAAAAAGACGTAATATATAATGAATATCTAAGGGAACCATTAAACAAAATGATTGAGTCCATTATCAGAAGGTATAAATTATATAGAAAGGATATGGCCTTTGAGGATAATCATTCCGATACCCATTCTTTTTTAATGACTAAAGTAGATAAGTTTAAGCCGGCTAAAAACAAGAAGGCCTATTCTTATTTTGGTACTATTTGTAAAAATTATCTTATGGGTCAAATACAAAAAGACCAAAAAGATATGAATAGAAAAGTATCGTACGAAGACATATCAGTAACTTTGGAAAATAGACCAGATATGGTTTATTATTTAGAATTTGAAAAACTTGATGCCGAGAAAATAATAGAGATTTTTTTAAAAGATTTAAGGAATCACGTTTCAAATAAAGTTGAAAACGAAAATGAACTTAAACTTGGTCATGCGTTAATTGAACTTTTTGATAACTATGGTAATATTTTTATTGGTAATGACAATAATAAATTTAATAAAAATATTGTATTACTCTCTTTAAGAGAGATGACTAACTTAAACACTAAAGAGATAAGAATATATTTAAAAAAATTTAAAATTCTTTATTTAGAAACATTAAAAAGAATTCATAACGAATAAAAACCAAAAAAAAAATATTTATAGTTATGAACAGACAAAGAAAGAAAGAAATATCGTTAAATAAAGATTCTGTTCTTGCATTAATGCAAGAAATTTATAATGAACTTGTTGAGCAAAGGTCTACCGCTATAAGAATCCAAAATAAAATGTTAGCTCTGTTAAAAGACCCTGAGGATATGACATTAATTGGTCCTGTAATTAAGGAACAACAAAAAATAATTAATGACACCATAGAAAAAAAATTAACTCTATCTAAACTACAATCAACCATTTGGGAAAAATCAAACAACTCTAAGGAGGAGTCTTTCAGTCTTTCAGATATGGACGATGACGTTTTACAAAATTTAATTAAAAAGGACGTAGATAATAGTAATAATCAAAAATATAGCTTAGATTAATATGTCAAGAAAAAAAGATTATCAAGAAGCTAAGGATAAGGTTGCTGCATATAAAACAGTTAAGGACCTTAAAAAACAAGAGGCACTTAAAAAAAAACAAGACGCCTTAGATAACTTTAATCAAAAAAAAGAAGACCAAAAAAAACAACTTAATGAATTAAAGTCAAAAGGTAAGGAAAAATTAAATGATCTTAAAACTAACGCAAAAAATCAATTAGAGGAATTATTAGAAATCTATAAACAAGTATTACCCGATTTAGGACCATCAAATGGGTCAAGTACTTTGTCTAAAATTTTTATTGAGGCTTGTGAAAACACAAAAGTAAGAATACTGGACATCCTTATTGAAGAGATGGTATCAAGTATCGGATGTTCTGAGGAACAAAACTATCCAACAAATGTACCGATTTACATCAAGGTCAATCAAACCGACCTTTTTAATATCTTAAAAGATGGTCCTGACGGGGGGTTCTCTAAGTTTTTTTACGAAAAAAAAGAAACACAAAATGGGACTATACCGTACTCAATGAATAGAGAACTTTTTAAAAGATTACAATCCTCACAATCATTTTTACAAGAATACGGTCAAAAATACATTGGGTCGTCAGGAAGAGAATTATTTGACGTTCAATATGTACAATCATATGTTGATTCTTTAGGGGCAAATCAGGTAGGTGATTTTTTTAAAGTGACAATGTCAACACAATCTAATGGTGGTATTTCTATTACTACATTTTTATATGACTATTTTACATCAATTGAACTTTTTAATATTGAAGATATTGGAACTAATTTGTTAAATTTTTTGACGGGAGCCCTTAGTTTTTCTTTGGGGTCATCAAAAGAAGAGTTAACACAAAACGAAAAGTTTTTTAGAATACTATTAAGAATAATGGGATTATGTTTTGACCCAACAAAACGAATTGATGTTGGAGGTAACGCTAAGGTTCCTGATGTTGAGATTATTGATGATTCGTTTTTTGATGTTACAAACCAAGAACTTAGAATTATTGAAAATAAAGTAGATTTAACAGTAAATGGGTTAGTAACGTTTGAGGATTGTAATAATGTGAACTTACCAGTTAACCCTAACGCAACTGCAAACATATTAAATGAAATAATAAATGAAAATTCAAAGGAGAAAAAAATAAAATCTTTATTGGACGGTATAAATAACCTTTCAAATGACCCAAAATGGAAATCTCTTATTTCCCCTGAGGTTAAAATTGATGGGGCACTTTTAACAGAGTTGATAAAAAACCTACCATCCATTTTAGTTAAATCAATTCTTTCACCAAAAGTTATGTTTGGATTTTTAGTTATGGTAAAATCTATATCTAGTAACATTACTTTAGCATATACTAATTTAACTGAGTTTATGAAAACCTTTAAAAAATTTGTTGTTAATTTTATGAGAAGAATATTTTCAATATTTATTGAGGAGATTTTTAATATAATAAAAAAGAATATAAAACTCCTTGTTGAAAGTTTACTTTTAGATATTATTAATGAAGCAAAAACAAAAAGACTTAGAATGTATGCCACAATAATATACATCCTAACCCAATTGGTTAACGCATTTATTGATTTTAGAAATTGTAAAAGTGTGATTGATGAAATATTAAAACTCTTAAACTTAGGGTTGTCAAACTTAAATGTTGGGTTACCTTTATTTGCCTTAGCTGCTAGTGACTTATTAGGTGGGGTTTCAGATACTAGAGCAATTGCAAATACCATTTTAAATCTACAAAAATTAGGATTACCCACAGGTGATAATGGTGATGGTTCTCCTAATCTAATGAATTTTGCAATGTCTTCAGTTATTAAAGGTCAAAACCAAGAAATTGCGGAAAACGGTAAAGTTCAAGTTTATATACCACCATTAAGTGTGACACCTGGAGGTACTATTCCAGCTAAGGGTGTTGGTAAATTTATATAATATGAAATCAGAAGAAATATTAGAGTTACTTAAAGATTATAAAAACGCATCTAATAAAGAATTAACGTCTGCTTTAGAATTTTTAGATGAAGACTTTAATAAGACGAAAGAATTAATTGTAAAATTAACATATCATTTAGATTCTACAGAAAACACTTATAATAAATTATTAGAGGAGTTAAAAAAACGAATAAAAAATGCCGAATAGTATAAGTCAAACACCATCAGATTTTCCGTATGAAATGACTCAAAATTTTTATTTTGGGGAATGTTTAGGGTCCGACGATCCATTAATGTTGGGTCGCATTAGAGCAATAGCAATTGATGAAAACTACGACCAAAGGGTCGGGTCGGCAAAGAATTTTGATCCTAATGGTTCTTTTGAAAAAAACGGACCTTGGTCTGATCAAGACCCATTTATATTTTTACCATTTCTACCATACTTTATAAACCAAGTACCAAAAGTAAAAGAAAATTGTTTAATATTTTATTTTGATCGTAGAAATAGAACGGGTAATAATAAATTTTACATGATTGCCCCGTACTCATCACCAACTACAATTGAATTTGAAGATAGAAAGTCCTCAAGGACAAGACTTGCTTCAGGTAAACAAAATTCCACAAGAAGTCTACCTCCGATTAAAAATGGTGATGGTGAATATAAAAACCCATTACAAAATAAAGGTGTGTTTGTTGAACCAATGGATATATCAATCAACGGTAGGGATACTGCCGATATGATATTAAAAAATAATGAATTAGTTTTAAGGGCGGGAAAACACTTACCTTTTGAAAGGGGTCAAATCCCAGTTTCAAACACTAAACGAGCATTTTTACAATTAACAAATTTTGATAAAAAAACGTCTTTTGGTGACCCAACAGAATATAAAGTTATATCAAACGAGACTCAAAAAATAAAATACCTAATAGAATATTATTGTTTAACTCCTGAAACCCAGGCGGACGTTTTTACTGGAGGTGTTTTAATTTATGGTGTACCTGACAACCCATTTTCAAATGAAATGGACGTTAGATTTTTTGGGAATAACACTAACTACACAGGAGAAACAAATTTAATTTATCAAAAACAATTAACCGCAATATCTGGTGTAACTAATTTTGCAAAAGAAATAAAAGATGTGTTAGTTGCATTTAAGGATAACCCTAGAGTGATTACTTCAGTTCCTGATGGTCAGCAATTCCCGTTCTTCTATAGAGGGGATAATGCGATTAGAAAAATACTAACGGATTTAACAGGTAATATTGATTATGCTAAGGTCAGTAATATGGCCAATTTAAAAGACGAAATATCAATATCTGCAACCGACTTACAAACAGGTTATGGATTAGTTTTAAATAAAAAATTAGATAACGAATTACCATTAAAAGTATTAAAAGAAACCGTAACACCATCAACAACAGAAAAGATAGATAACACCATTGGGTTATTAGGTGCTAACCAACTATATTTTTTATCTCATGAAACAGTTATTGAAGGTAAAAATCCAATCACACTTGAGGGTACGGTTTATGGTATTGATTATCCTAAAATTGTAGAATCAATTGAACCTAATACCTCATCAATGGTAAGAGGTGACGAACTAATGGATTTATTACAATTAATCGTTGAATTTTTAGTTACTCACGACCACCCATATCCTCAATTACCACCGACTCCCGTATCTAAATCTTCAGGAATTTCAACACAAGAAGTCTTAACAAAAATGCAAGAAGCATATCAAAAAGTATTAAATAAAAATATTCGTATTAATTAAGTATTTATATATAAAAACGAAAATGTCTATATATAGATCTTACTTTAACAAGTCAACAACATTATTATATAATTCATACACAAACACAGCAAGAAACCCTGTAGTAGAATTATTTTTTGGTAGATTAGAAAATGTAGGTGTACCATACGGATTTAGTAGGTATATCTTTGATTTAGATTTAAATAATCTACAAGATAAAGTTCAAGAAGGATATATCTCAACAGGATGTACTGGATTTTCAGGAATCACTCACACATTAAGAATGACTAATACTTCATTCTTTGATAAAGATTTATTAAATGATAAGACATCTCAAGGAAGAAGAAGAGCAACATCATTTGATTTGATTCTCTATAGAATACCAAAAACTTCAGGCTCAACAGGAAGTATCCAAACTTGGGACAGTGGTGTTGGTTATGATTATTATGATTTTGGAATTACAAATTTAAATGACAGGGCATTCTCATTAAGACCGACAAATTGGTATGAAAGAACTACAATTAGTGGATGGTCAACTAATGGAATATATAGTAATACTAATAGTGTTACAGGTCTTGGGGTTAATTATTCAGCACTTACTATTGTTGACACCCAACACTTTGAATTTGGTGATGAGGATATTGAATTTAATATGACAAATGAAATTAATGGTATATTAAATGGTTCAATAACGGGGGTCACAGGTTGGGGAGTTTCTTACTACCCGCAATTAGAAAACATTACAGGTTTAACTGAAAACTATTCGGTTGGGTTCTTTTCTCCACATACTCAAACATTTTATGAACCATTTTTAGAAACAAATTATAACGATTTAATAACTGATGATAGAAATAATTTCTATTCGGGAAATAATAATGACTTATATCTTTATGTTTATGAAAATGGAAATGCTGTTTCATTAAATGCGAATCCTACTGTTGATATATTAGATAGTTCTGGAGACGTTTTAACAGGGTTCACAGGTCTTTCCACCTGTTTGGTAACAAAAGGTGTTTATAAAGTAACTATTAGTGGCTTAACAGGAACAACAGTCCCTTGTTTATATTATGACATATGGAAAGGATTATCAATTAATGGAGTATCTATTGATAATCAAGAAAACGAATTTGTATTACTTAAAAAAAATGGTAACATCACAATAGGCACAACAACTGAAACCCCAAAACTTTATGGGTTTGGGTTTAATGGTATAAAACAAAATGAAAAAATATTAAATACTGATGTTAGAAAAGTTAACGTCACAATAAAACAAGCATACACAGCAAGTCAACCACTTAATAATGTTGATGCATATTATAGAATATATGTTAAAGAAGGTGGAAGTACTGAAGTACAAGTACAAGATTGGACAAAAATAAATAAAACCACTGATGGGTATTATTTCATATTTGATACAACAGATAAAATACCAAACGAATACTTTATTGACTTAAAAGTGGTTTCAGATAGAAACATTGACACGTATAAACGGGAATTGCAGTTCCAAATAGTTAATAAAAAATAATGTCAGCAACAACAAAATTTTTGTATAAGGGGTGCGAAACAGGTGCACCTACATTAGGGGGATACGCTATTGATCCCATGTCTGCAATAACTTCGGGAACTACATATGTTAGTAATAATAAGTGTTTTGAAATATTATCAGTTGATGGTTACGGTACCTTAATTCCCGCTACTATTACATTTGATACGGGACCATTTACTGATTGTAGAGAATGTTATGGGTCAATTTTTGATTATGCTGCTGCAGTAGATTGTATTAATGAGGATACATATTATTTTGAATTTAGTGGATTTACTGGAGGCACTCCATTACTTGGTGAAGTTTATTTTATTGAAACTATTGACGGGGGGGAAATTCAATATAACTGTTTTCAAATGAAAAGTTATGGTAATTACGATCCAGAAAACCCCGTAGATTATACTAACATTATATCTACAACGTTATCAACAGACTGCACGGATTGTTTAAATTCATCGTTTTTAATTTATGACGTTACCCCTTGCTTGGGGTCGTCAACCGAATATGTTGGTTTATCAAGTACCAGTTATTCAGGACATTTAATATCATTTGTTGATTCGTTAGGGGACCAACGTTGTGGAACTGTGGGTCTTGCACCTGTAATTGCGCCACAAACAGTCACATTTATTTCGGATTATGGATTATATAATGAAAACTGCGATGAATGTAATTCACAAGTTGCTGAACAAAGAATATTAACAAACTGTCTAACAGGTGATGAAGTAATTGTTTGGAATTCATTATTTTTTAATGGTGGAGAGACATCTAATCTTTCATCCTCAGACGGGTGTTTTAGTGTTGGTAATATTGTAACAGGACAAACTGTAGATATTAATGAGTTTTTAAATTTTGACCCGCAACCAAGTTGTGCTGAATGTATAGAATGTAATGGTATACAATATAATTATACAACTTGTAATGGTACTGGACCAATTGCGTTCATAAGTTATTCTTATACCGGAACATCTTTTTTAACTGATGGTGATTATACTTTAACGGGAGAAACCAACGGGGGTGGTTTGTATGGTCAAATTAATGTAAGAGTCGTATCTAACACAATTGCTGATGTTACATTAAGTAACCAAGGAATTTCCTACTCAGGTAGTGATACTATAACAATTTTAGGTTCAGACATAACGGGAGGGTCTTCTCCTGATGACGATATTATCGTCAATGTTGATAATGTTAATAATACAGGGTTAATTTTATCTTATCAATATTTAGAAAATCCTGTAGGTACTATTTTTTATTATCCACCATTTAACGAATGTTGTGAAATTACAGGTTTTGAACCACCAACTGACTATAAAGAGGTAGTTTCAAGTTTAGAGACGTTTGATACTTGTTTAGATTGTCTATCACCAACATACCATTATGTTTGGTACGGTACTGACTGTGATGGAATTTTGGGTGATATTGCAGTAACAACTACAGTTGGGTTTGGTGTTGGAGATTTTGTTAAAATAAAAAACGGTAATTCTGATTATCTCTGTGTTGAATTAGTTGATGTGTATGACTACGGTCTTTACGGACCTTTAGACTCATATAATAGTTTAACTACAGAATCTTATTCTAATTGTGATGAGTGTAATTCTACTGTTAGAATTGGTGTATCAGTTTTATCTTGTGAAACAAATGAAGCATCTTATGTTAATATACCATTAAATACTTGGTATGCAGTTGCTGCCCATACTGAATTTGAGGGATTAATAATATCCGACTACCAAGGAAATTGTTATAGAGTTATTAATACTTGTCCAATTGGTGTTAATGGTAATAATTTAGACGTACAACACATTTTTACAAGTTGTTCGGTATGTTATGACTTTTATCATCCGATTATTCACGTAAACCAATATTATGAGACAGTTATTGTTGGGTACGTTCCAGGTTCAGGGGACACTATAGGTAATATTGTAACATTTAATACTCCACACCCAATATGGACGGACGGTAACGACACACGAAGAACTTTAATACAAGATAACGCAATAACCTTAGGTGGGTTTAATGGATTAAATAATTAAAGGATATATTTATATAGTATGAGAAATTTAGAAAGAATTATTAAAAAAGTTTTGAAAGAAGAAAATAATAACTCAAGTAGGTATATGTTTTTTTCCAACTTACAACAAATGAGAAGACAATGTGATTTGTTATTAGACTTAGACCCGTCTATGGTTGAAGATATTTTAGATAACGGTCACGATTGGGCTCAAGACCATATTGCTGAGGCAAAAAATAATATGGATCAAGTGTTTGATTTCCTGATGAATGAAACTAAAAAAAGTGGAATGGAATTGTCAATGAATATTGATGATAAAGATATGATTGGCGAAGACGATAAAGATAATGACGAAGCATTAGCAATTAGTTTACAAAATCCAAATTTAGGGTTAGCGATGTCAAACATGAATGAGGGTAGAAAAAAAAAGAAAAATGTTGCAACAAATAAAGATTTATGGCAACAATGTTTATCTTGGGCTAAGCAACGTTACGACGTATGTCCAAGTGCTTATTGTAATGGTGCTGCGGTAAAACGATACAACTCAAAAGGGGGTAAATGGAAAAAAGAATAATTAATTATTTTTTATCTTTTACTGTTTATCCATATATTTATATGTATGGAAACACACAAAAAATGTAGTAAATGTGATGAATTAAAAAGTGTTAATGATTTTTATCTAACACAACGAGGTAATAGGTGTAAAGAATGTATATTAAAAGTCACCAGAAGTTATAAAAGAAAAAAAAGACTTAATCCCGAACACAGAAAAACAGAAGGTCAAAAACAAAAAGAAAGAAGGGTTAGGTTGTGGCAAAACACATTACTACACGATTCAAAACATAGAAAAATTGAACATACTTTAACAATCAACGATATTAATGAAATGTTAGAAAAACAAAACGGTTTATGTTATTGGTTTAAAATACCCTTATTACCGTCTAACAAACATAAACACCCACAACAACCATCTTTAGATAGAATAGATAGAAATAAAGGTTATACTAAAGATAATGTGGTATTATGTTGTTACTCTGCGAATATCGGTAGAAATGAAAACGATTTAAACACTTGGTTAGAATTTATAAAATTGTTAAATATTATTTAATAGATTTCTAACAACATCTTCTAAGGACTCATTTTGAGTCTTTTTCTTTTTTGGTTCGTAATGTGTCATTACGGGTTTTTGTCCCTTACCTGTTTGTGTGTCTTTTTTCTCTGCAGTTCTTTTTTGTTGACACGCTGATTTTTTTGCTGAATCTGACATTTTACCAGCAACCCCTACTGCTCTACATTTAGGATAACCCTTACTATCTGCGTCAGGTCTACCACAAGGGGGATGTTTACCGTCTACTTTTCTACATATATTAACCCATGGTCCTTTTGGCTGTTTAGATCCTTTTGGTTTCTTCTTTGTTCCAAACCAAACCGCTAAATCTTCATTAATTGTGTGTGCGTCGTGAATATCAAGATCGTAAGACCCGTCTTTATTTCTTTCCCAATGACCGACATACCCTTTAACGTTATTTTTTAATGTTTTTTGTTTTTTCTCGTGATTAAATTCCGTATCAGCAAACTCAGTAAAGGGATCTAATTCATATTTTTTCCATTTTTTTAATCCTATGGCAATTGGTCCGTTATATCCACCAGCACTTACTGCGGTAGAAATTTCATTTAAATTGATACTATCTAAATCAACCCACTCTTTAAGTGGTACTACATTTTTATTTTTACCAGGAAATTGATTTATGGGATTACCTTCATCATCACTAATCGTTGAGTTCGGGTGATATTTAATATAGTCGGTAACTTTTTTAGCTTTTTTTTCTATTTTTTTAATTTGTTTTTTTGGTGTCTCCATTGACCCGTCATAACTATCGTACTCTAAAAATGGTGAATCATATTTAGAAACTTTAGTGGTAAATGGTTGGTTTTGGTCTTTACCAAATTCTCTTATCCCTGGCATTAGTGGTGCAATGTAAGAACCCCTACTTCCTGTGGAGGTAGAGGTTGCTTCACGTATAATTTTTTTAATAATATCGTCTAACATCTAATATAAATATCATCTAAAAACTTTTTCCATTGTTCCATCCTCATAAATAAGAATAATAATACCTTTTTCATTTTCATCAACTTCTTGACCTAACAAATTAACGGACCTTAAAACAATTTTATTTGACCTATTATCTATTGAAATTGGTCCGTATGTTTTATTCGCACCGTCAAAATCAACTTGAGTTAATCTATAGTAGTTAATTCTTTTACCGAATGAATCATCAAGATAACTATATTTAGTTAATAATGTTGAATTGCCCATACCGATAGTTTTATTTATTGTTGACCAATTTTCACCGTCAGTACTTCTTTCAATTATAAAATAATCGTTATTATGTTCAGTGGCGGTAGACCAAGTAATTAAATTTTTATTCTGTATACATTCACCCTCAAATGTATATAGTTCAACAGGAAGAGGGTCAATTCTAATTAATTGAATATTATCTAACCACCATTCTTCCCCAGCAGAATTAATACGACAATAAAAATCAATTGCAATTGATGTTAAACCTTGGGGAAAAGTTAACGTATATGTTGATGCTGTTGCAGTTGACGCTCCCGCATTTACAGTATATACATCTCCTGTTGGTGCTGCGGAGTTTGTAAATGACCCATTAGTTGTGTGATCAACCGTACCCGTATTTGTGAATGGCCATGTTGCGTTAGTATTACCTAAAATTCTCATTTCAGTGACATAAGGCCCTCCATTAGATGAAACCTGAACACTTAAATAATCTGAAATATCTAATCCACGAGTTGCTGCCGATGGACTTGAAAATGTATATGATGCAACTCTAAATTTAAGTTTATATTGTTTATTGGGGTCTAATCCCCCTACAGCGGGTAGTGAGTACCAATCTTGTTCTATTCCTGATGATCCGTTACCTGAACCATAAATTACCGCACTTAATGTTGGTGATACTGATACGTTATTAAACCATCCTGCTGTTGCTGCGGGTATCCACCATCCTGCCGATAAGTAATTAGTTGATGAGGTTTCCATATTGTCATACTCAATTACTGTCTGAGAATTTAATATGGTCGTTAAAAATAAAAATAATGATAATAATAAATTTTTCATATAATATTGTTTTTATAATAAATACCTATGAAATAATTTATTGTCAATTATTAATTAAAATGGATGAATATAACTGTATTATGAATTAGCATAAATAAAAAAGGAGACAATTTCTTGTCTCCCTTTCTATTGCTCTGATTGAGTGTTCAATTATCTCAATTCTCTCAAGTCAAATGTACGTACACCATCAACCGTGATTTTACCATAGAAACGGTTATTAACCATTTTCTTAGCGTATCTCGTCATTATTCCTTTGATAGGAGTAAAGTTGAATGGATTGTACATTGTAGGAGTCAATTGTAGAGGTACGTACGGTGCGTAAACATATCCTGTGTCTAACAATGATGTTCCTTTATGACCCAACAATACTGTGTTTGGTGGGAAGTAAGGGTCACGGTAAACTTGGTAACGTCCAGCCAATGTACCTACTCTTTCAATACCCATGTTGTACTGATCTTGCTCAGGAGATGCGTTAGATACGTGGAAGTATTCTAAGTCATCAAAGATTGCAGAAATCTCAGAAGAAACTACGATCCAATTAGCACCACCTCTAAGTGTAGACTTGTGGATTTGTGCTGAAATTTGGTTAATCGCAGTAACCAAAGTTTGATTCCAATCTTTTTGAGTGTACTGAGTTAATGGGTTAGCAGATGTACCTCTCTTCCATCCGTTGTAATCCCAACGTAATGTCCAAGCTGCACCTTTACGTAAGTCACGTAAAATTTCACGGTCAATCTCTGCCGCCACTTGTTCTGACAATAAAGCCGTCAATTCAGCTTCAGCATCAATATTATGGAATGCAGAAACGTCTTGTGCCAATTCAGGAGACCATTGTGCTCTTAGTTTTCTTTCAGTTACAGAAACAGTTACTGACTCAAGGTCAAAAGAAACTTCACCAATTTTGTCTTCAAATTCCAATTCTTGGTAAACTTTATAAGTTGCCGTAAATCCTGAACCTGCACCACCGCTACCAGCTATAGTTGTTGTTAAACCTGAATAGCCGTCTAATGAATTTACACCAATAGCACATGGAACTTGTAAATCAACTTCTAAATAGATAATACCACTTTGTGAACAAATATCATCATAAGAACCACCATTCCCTGGATAAGAACCACTATAGAATGTTGTTGCTTGTTGTGTACCGTATTGTACAATACCTTTACCATATTTTTGAGTAACAACTCTAAACAATAATGAACCTGAACCCGCTCCTGAGAATGCTGAAGCTGCTCCTGCTACTGTTGTTCTAGCAAAAATTCTTAAATCTGAAAGGAATGCCTCATTATCCATTTCTTGTCCGTCAGGACCGATTAATTTACCTGCACCTGCAGAAGAGAAACCGGATAAACCAATCAAGACTTTTCTATACTCACCTGCAGAGTATCCTGAAGAAACTAATTGACTACCATCCCAAGCAACAGTACCAACTGCGGTTGAAGTAATTGCCGAATAGTTACCTTTAGAGTAATCAAAAAGGCCTGCCGGATCTAATCCCGCTTCGTTACCTTCATAGAATCTATCGTAAAGATTCTTAGCTGTTGAAGGATATCCTTGTTGAGATTCTGCTGCTGTTGGTCCATTCTGAGCCCCGATAGGTCCGTAGTGAATACCACCAGTTGTGTTTTCAGTTTGGTAAGACTGAATTTTAGGCACAAAGTAGAACAATTTACCGATAGGTAAGTTCATTGCTTGTACAGATACTAAATCGTTAGCCAACAATTTAGAGAATACACGTCTTACGATAGGGAAAACTACAGTTTCAAAAGAACCTGAGCTATCAGTAGATGCAGCTTCGTTAATTAGGTGAGACGCTTGGTTTTCATACAACTGTGCCATGTTCTCTTTAATGTGTCCTTTAAGACCGTCTAGGAATCCTAATCTATCCCATTTGTTAATTGTATCTTCTTTGATAACTTTCAAGTGCTTCAACCCGATGTTACCAACAAGACCTGATTCTAATAATGCTCCCATTTTATTTTTAGGTTTTTATTTGTTTATTTTATTTTTTATTTTATTTTTGTCATCAAATCCTTCATTCTCATGAATTGAGGATTTTCATACGTTTTATTTTCAATTAAATTTGAAGATGACCCATTACTTGGAGTTTTTATTACTTGTCTTTCAATAGATTCAGTAACGACTTTAGTTTGGTTTCCATCTAATTCATTTTTAATTGATTTGTACAAAGATTTAGATTCTTTAAGTGTTTCAACATTGTCAAATCTTCTAAGAATGTTAATCTTTTCTTGTTTTGTTGTTGAATGTTCAGTGAATAATCTTGTAGAGTATGCTAAGTTTGAGTTAAATACTGCAACCTCGTTTAATTTATTTCTAAAGAAATCTAAAGCCTTTTTGTATTCTTCATTTTTTTCTCTCAATAAATTCATTTCTTGGTTAACAGATTCTGAACGTACTTGTCTTGGTGCTGCAACTCTATTTCTTTCGGCTCTTCTTCTATATGTCATAGTTCTTGATGCTTCAGTAGTTTCTGCGTCCATAGTATCGTCATCTTCCCATCCTTCATAAGCAATGATTTCTTCATCCACTTCTTCTTCTTGTTCAGTAACACCTTGTTTAATATTTGGGTATTTAAATTTAGGACCTCTTCCACCACCTTTAGGTGCTTCAGGTTTGTCGTCTTTAAATCCTTTATGATTAACTGATGATTTCGGCATAGTTCTATTAACTTTACCCATACCCATTCCTTTTGCTTTGAATGATTCCATAACCCCTTCTAAATCTTCGGTGTCAATTTCATAAACGGTTTCTTCTGAATCAATCCCTGATAAATCTAATCGTGACGGTCTCATTCCGCTACCACCCATTTCGTCATAAGATTCTTCCATTTCGTCATAAGATTCTTCCATTTCGTCATAAGATTCTTCCATTTCGTCATAAGATTCTTCCATCTCATCTTTGTCGTCAACCTCAATTTCGTAAATTACGTTTTCAATCATTTGTGTGTTTACATTTTGGTCTGAATTACCATCCATTTGAATAATGTATTCGGAATTAGTATTATTATCTGAAAGATGAACATTATTATCTTCATCTTTTACTACAATAATTCCGTCTTCTTCACCCATGTGTTTAAAAACTTTAAAAAGTTCCTTATTGGATGCATGTATCATATTTAATGGCGGCATTTCGTTATCACCCATTCCGGGTTCTGTTTCAAAACCTTGGAAATCAAGACTTACCGCCTCTTCTCCTCCGTCTTCGTATTCTACTTGTCCTTCAATATCTGTTTCGATCTCTTCTTCGTCAGGATTTAAATCCTCATCACCTGGTACAGGCTCTTCTTCTTCATCACCTGGTACAGGTTCTTCTTGTTCGCGAAGTTTTCTTTTTGACCCACTAATAGATTCTCTTACAAGTTCACTGATTTCTTCCTTCATCGTTGAAGCAAGTATTCCTTTTGCATTTTCATTTATAGCATCTTCAAGGTTCTTAATTTGTAATAAGGCCTCTTCAACTATAGAACTATTTTTTTCTAAGCTCATTTTTTTTTTGCAATAATTTATGCGTTTATTTTATCAATAAATATACGGTCATTACAAAAAAGTTAGTTTTAATATGTTTTTATCCAAAAAAAATTAGTAAAAACAAAAAAAGGACACCCATAGGATGCCCTTTAAAAAAAAATTAAAACAAAGTTATTACTCTATTACCTCATCAATTTTACTTTCAACAATAGCCGTGATTCTCCAATCCTGATTATAGTTTTCATAAATTTTAGTGACTTTAGCCTCAACGTCTGTTGGTGAATAGGCTTTAACTAATTTTTCTTCTCTTTGTTTTTTTACTTTTCCAGATTCGGTATCAACCACATCTGTCGTAATTTTTGCTACAAAATATTTTTCGTCCATTTTTAAAATTGTTTAATTACCTAAATAATCGGATAATCTTTTCATTAAGTCAACAGACGCACTTAAAGGATTTGATTCTGAATTAACATTTTCGTTTTCTGTTAAGTTTTCTTCATATTTTACTCTATCTTCTTTGTTTAAATATAGATATGCTCCAGGAGTTGACGGAGAAGACACCAAGTCAAAACATATTATTTCAAAATCGTCTTGAACTTCATTTTGGTCTCCTTTTTTAACTAAAGATCCCACTCCACGAGATGAAACTCCCATTGTAACACCTTGTCTCATCATATTAGCCGCGATATCCCCTTTAGATGATACAATACCCCTTTCGTGAAATCCTGGAGTTGTTAATAATTGTATTTTACCCATTAACACATTACCTTCCCACCATACTTCCGTTATAAGGTGAGATACTCTATCTAAATCAATAAGAGATGATTCAGGGTGATTCAATTCAGAAATTGACATACCCTTTTTAATCATTTCTTTATATTTTTCAGCTTCTCGTTTTAAAATTTTTTCAGGGTAAACTCTACCATTACGATTTGGAACTCCATATTTTTGAAGAGTCGCATAAAACACAAATGGTTTTGAGTGGTCTAATTGACCGTAAGATTCATTAACTACCGAGTGGTTTCTACTGTCTTTTATATCAATATATCCTGCATCGTGTTCAATTAATATTCCTTTACCTGTATCTTTAGGTCCTAATATTTTCATAATACTTTTTAGTATAAATATTATGACATAACAAAATCTTTGGTTTTGGTCTTACTTAATGTAAAATATTTGGAATTTTTTAAATCGTCCTTATAAATTGATTGGATAATTTGTTTGATTTTATCCCTCAGAATTAAAGATTTAAAATCTATAGTTTTACTACTAACAAACAAAGTTATTTCTAAATTTAAAAAACTTTTTTTATTTTTTTGTATACCGCTTGTTCTTAAATCTAAATCTACAATTTGTTTTTTTTCAAATGTTGTGTGGTCAACAACTTCTAATAGTGTATGTAATATTTGTCTCTTGATTTCTCCCGTAATCCTAACCCAATTATCGTAATCTTTTAATGGTTCTACCCAAGTTTGTAATACAATGTATATTGATTTTAGGTCTTTAGAATCTACCGTTCCATAGTGACATTTTGCATCATCAAAAACATTTAATTTTGACGTTTTTCCTTTTTTCATTTTTCATAACTTAACCGTTTATTGTTTTAGTTAATTGTATGAAATTAAATATGATTTGTCAAAAAACAAAAAAACCCTTATATTTATACCAAAAACAAGAAATATGATTATAATTCCAGTTAAAAATTCAAACACGTTAGAGAGTTCCCTTAAAAGTTTAAAGTTTAAAGTTTATAAAACTAAACAAACAGATATTCTAAGAGAAAAACAGACTTATGTAAAAAAATCAGTTAAAAAAAGAAATCAAATTAATAAGGCAAAACACATCCAAAAAATGAAGGACTATTCTGGGTCTTGATTCTTATTTTTTTTACCAAATATTTTTTCGGTTGACGTTAATCCTAAACACCCAAACGCTAACATTGCCACTGCATTTACTAATGTGTCTGACGGTTTAATGTCTCCGTGAGAATAACTGTTTACGTATAATGTAACACAAAGAGATACTCCACATAATATCCCTATAAATCTTTTAGATGATGAGTTACCATCACTATCTTTAAATAGATTACCAAGAGCGGTCATAAATTTTTTCATAATCCTTCATTTAAATTTCTAAGTTTATAAAGGTTATAGTGGTCATTTTTTGACTCCATAACCTTATTGATTGTACTTTGGACTTTTGTTGTATAATCAACATCCGTAGACTCATTAAGGGTTAGTTTTAGTTTTGAAATTACATTTTCTTTTAATCCATCCATTTCTTTTTCTATTTCATTAGATGTTAAAGATAAAATTGATTTTAATTCATTTTTTTCATTTTCATTAACATTTTCTAAATGTTTAGAAATAGTTTTATTTGCAATATTGTAGATACTGTTTAAAGGGATATTCATAGTTTTAGTATTTTCCCTTTTTATTACAGACTCACTTACAATTGTGTTTTTAATGTTTCTTTTTGATTCAAGAATAGACTCTAAATTTGAAATTGTATTATTGTAAATTACATTATCAATATCTTTATAATTGTTTTTAGATTCTTTTACTATTCTACTAACCCAAGTATTAATATTGCTTAATCTTGTTAGGTTATTTTCAATTAAAATTTGAGCATATTCTAAAGACTCATTTAAGTAGTCGTTAGAAATATCCTTATCTAAACCTTTACTTGTTGATAGGTCGTCATATATGTGATATATTTCAGAAACGTCTTTATTTTCTAAAACGTATTTTTTAAATCCAATCATAAAATTATTGAATTCTTTTTTTCCGTATAGTTTTACAGACGCTTCTTCTAATTTTGTTTTTAAAACTCCAAAAGTGTGCATAGTCATTTTTATAAATAAATAGTTACTTATTTAATAAATTGCGAAGTTTATCATCAATTTCTATTAAAGAGTTTTGACCCTTTGATAAATCAAAGTGAGTTGACCCATTAAAAAGGGTTTCTTCAATCAATAAATTCATATTTTCCCTATTAAATGTTTCAGGGGTTATTTCCCCTCCCGCAGGTGGTGAAGGTGGTTCAGTCATACCTCCACCAGATGGTGGTTCAGGCATACCTCCACCTTCAGGTGATTCTCCACCTTCAGGTGTTGCTCCCACTTCACTATCAGATTTACCATATAACTTATCTATTGTATCAAAAATACCCGTTTTAGTAATTACTTCAGGTGTTTTAGCAAGTTCGGCAGATACCGCCCTTTCAATACGTTGTTGTTGTAAATCCAATCTAATTTCATCATCCGAGAAACCTAAGATATGTTTTTTAGCCCAAGACGCAGAAACAGGTGCTACAGTATCCGTAATTGGAGTTACCGCATCTTTATAAAGTAACATTTTTTCTTTCCATACTTCAACACCAAGTAAATCTGATTGTTTTGATGGGTTATGTAACCCTAAACTAAAGTTTGTTAATTCGTCCTCAAACCCTAATAAAAATAAATGAATAATTGCAATTTTATTTAATTCAGCAATCATTGATTTTTGAATTTTATTAATGGTTCTTGCGAATCTAATATCAAGTAACGATAAATTTTTACCATCACCTAACGCCTCCTCAAATCCTAAATATGCCTTAGGGATTCTAAGTGCCGTAACTAATTTCTTTTGGATGTACTCAATATCTGCAATTTCCGCCAAGTTTGTTCCACCAGGTAAAGTTTCAATTGGGTTTGTTGCTGCTGCGTCTCTAACGGGAATAAAGAAATCTTGGTCAACAGCCAATTGATTATATCTCATATCAACATTACCAGTTTTGTTGTCAACAATTTGGTCCCTTTTAAATTTATTTGCAACTCTTTGTACGTATGGGTCAACGTCCTTATCATCCATATTACCAACAAAAACCTTAAATACTCTTCTTTCAGGTGCTCTTGAAACACGATATATTAACATAGCATCTTCAGATAATAAAAGTTGTTTCCAAATACGACGGGCCTTTTCTAACATTGACGTTCCATAAGGGAGTTTTCTATCATCACCTAAAATTCTAAAATGGGCCACCTCCCATGTATTGAACTCCATGTTTTTCTCCTTCCACATAAATTTTAATGCGTCGTTTTCAGTTTCTTGGGAGTATTTATCTGGATGAAATTTCATCCCCTTTTCTAATCTTTCAATTTGAATGTTAGGTAATTGGGTTACACCCATTATTCCCTTTTCAGGGTCTAATTTTAAGTACACAAAGTTATCTCCAAACTTACAAGTGTTTCTTGTCCACATAGGTAAGTTTGTGTTTATGTCCAATCTACTAACAAAAAGGTCATATAAAACTGTTTTAATTCTTTTTGATTCTGAATAGATTTTTAGAATTTCACCATCTTTATCTGGTGTTGTTGACTCTTCGGCATATATGTCAAGAGCAGTTGAGATTTCAGGAGTATACTCCATAGATTCGTAATCATAGTACGACGCCATTCTTGTTGGTTCATAATAAACCGCTTGAGTATATAAATTACTTTCAACCTTTTGCCATTGCTTACCCAAATACATTGTTTGTTGAGCTTGCAACTTCTCAGTTTCATATTCTTGTTTACTTGTTGTTTTTAAAAGTTCTTTTTTATCAAACTTAAACACAGGTGACTGTTGGTCTAAAGTTGAATTAGGTCCAAACGCCCTACTTAACCTTTGCCATACTGTAAATTTTTCTTGTGCCATAATTTTTTATTTTAAAAATAGTTCGGAACTTTTTAAATTAAACCCTTCTACCTCCGAACAACCATAAATAGTTTTCATAATCACTTTTGGTTAAAGTATTTTTACTGTAGTTATTTAAACCGTATGGGTCCACGGGTAAACCGGGGTTGAAGTTTGCGTGAGAATCTCTAAATACGTTGGTTTCAGTTGTCCAAGACTCTATCATTGCTTTTGCCTGCTCAGTTGATTTTTCTAATAGAGAAAATGACGTTTCGCCAACATAAAGAGCCATAGCCATCGCCATTATTAAGTCATCGTGTTGTCCTTTTTGGTGATCAGGTCTACCGTTCACATAAACAAAGGTGTTGAGTTCGTTAAATAATCTCTGTGACCTTAATGCGAAATCAAATCGTAACGCCTCTTCAAACGCCTGTATAATTAAAACTCTTTTTGAGTTAAAATTAATTCCAGGAATTTTATCTTGTAATTTTGGGTCCCATTTCCATTTATCTGCAGGATTAACGCCATCAACATATAAATTTTTATATCCAAGTTCCTGTAGTTTTCTTGATGTAGAAACACCCATACCTCCAGTAATATCAATTACAATAAACGAATTATACATTGTTGCCCATTTAAACGCAATTTCTGCAGCAATATCAGGTGGAATTTTACCTAAGTACTCCAATACCTGTTCTCTCGTGTCAAAGTCTATAATACACATTGTGGTAAAATCTTCACTATCTCCTCTTGAAACGTCAACACCCATAATGTATCTATGACCAGCAACAGGTTCTTTCCACTGCCAAAGAGCCCCACCCATAAATTTGTTTTCAGGTTCCTTGATGTGTTTTTCTTTTATTTTTTTCATAGTTTCAGAAGGGATTACGTTATCTCCTGAACCTAAAAAGTTACACTCTAACTCTTGTGATATTTTTCTTTTATCAAATTTTAGTTTTTTAGCCATAGCTTCAAACCAAGAACTATATGCCTTATATCCACCATTTTCAATCCTATCTTTTATTTCTTGAAAATCTCTGTTACTAACTTTAATATTGGTATAATCAAGAGTTATTTCCTCATCTTTATAATCGGCACGGTTTAACATATAATGAACAATGTCATCACATTTAATTAATTTTAAATCTTTTGAATATCTTGGGTCACGAAACCAATACATTTCTGTGATTTTAAAGTCATTCATCCCTTTTACTGCCTGAGTATAAATTGAGTAATAAATTGGGTCAAATCCGTTTGGTGTTGATATAACAATAACTTTACCACCCGTAGATAGTGATGCCATACATGCAGACCAGAAGTCCTCGTCGGCATTGATGTATGCTGCCTCATCAAAAATTAATATGGTTGGGGTATATCCACGTAACGCATCCTTTGATGTTGCAACCGCCTTTACCTCACACCCATTTGTTAGTTTAAAATGTCTCTGTGAATTCTTCTCAACAGAAAACCCAACACCTATCCATTTTGGCCATTGGTCAACAAACGCACGAACTTTGTTTGCCATCTCAACAGCAGTATCCATTTTGTTTGCAATAATTAGGATTTTTTCAGGTTTCTTTTTATTTGCAAAAATTAACCTTTTGGACGCCCAAGCAGACGTTACAGTTGATACCCCAGCTTGACGATATTTTAATGCAATATTTTCTTCACAAGTATCATAGTCATTGACAAGTGTTACTTGGTCATTAAATAATTCTAACGGTACGTATTGTGATTGGGTATTATCGTATGTTTGTAAATACGTTTTTAATGCGTATGGCGTATCATTTACGCATCTTGCATATTCTAATAATATTTGTTCTTTTGATAAAGACATTCATTATTTTTTTCTTTTATTAACCATATTTACTAATTCACCCTTTGTTGTGTGAGGTGGTAAATGGTTCTCTAATATTCTTAAAATATTTTCTTCTAATCTTTCAATCTCATCTAATTCAGAATCTTTAGTTGTTGCGAAGTCTTTTACTTGTTTTTTGGACATTGAGTCAACAACGTCTTTTACTTTATTTCTGTATGATTTAGGAATGTCCTTTAGTTTTTTATCCCCTTTCTCTACTGCATATGCCGCACCCATTAACCCTCTCTGTTTTTTAGAAACTGACTTTTCACTTACTTCCTCCTCACCAATTTCCTCTTCGTAAGTTACAAATGACTTTTTTTCTGATTTTGCCTTTGTAATAGCTGTGTTATCTGTATTAGGGATGTTTAAAGTTCCCGAAGTTTGTTCGCCTATTCTTTGGTATAAAGAATTAATTTGTTGAGTATTTAAATTTTCTAATGTACTCATAGAAAACCCTTCATAAAGAAGTTTCACTAATTTAGGATTCATATGTTTCATCACTAACTAAATTTTTTTCCCATTTTAATACGATATCTCTTTCGTATAATTTATTTTCTACCGATTCAACACTATCTCCGTATTGAAACACTAACCTTTTTCTTTTGTGTATTAATATATCATCGCTATCAGACTTCTCCCAACCCAATGATATCACACCATCAATTGCGTCATAAACACCAAAAAAATCAGAATTTTGTATTAGATTAAGTTCTATTTCAGAATTTTTTAATACCCCAACTTTTTTTATGTAATTAACATCAGGAGGTAATGGTTTTCCGGCTGCGGGTTCCGCATCCCATTCTTCACCCCAAACATCATCTAAATCTGAAAATATAAACTCATATATATTATCACCTTTATAGTTTGGTCCTAATTCGTTTACATATACTAAAATCATAAAATTCGTCCTCTTTCTGTAACTTTAACTTGTTTACCGTTAACCATAAACACTAAATTTTCTTTATTAGTTTTTCCAATGAATTTAGCATTTGGATTTTCCTTCAATAATTTATTAGCACTTATAAGTTGTCTCTGAGATTCACACATACCTTCCATTTCATTTTTCATTTCAATGGACTTTAATTTACTATTTAAAAAATCTCTTTTTTTCTTTTCTTCAAGTATTGGTTTTTCGTTTGGTTTGATATCAAAATATTTTGATAATACTTTTTCAACTGATGATTCGGCAAATATTGAGTCCATCATCGTGTGGTACCCTTCTTTTGGTTCAGGTTCAGTTACACCTAAATCTGATGGTTCTTCAGAACCCATACCAAAACTATCTTCATCTGAAATATCAAGGTCACCAGGACCCTCCATGTCATACTCATCTTCTTCATCAAATTTAGAAAGTACGTCCTCTTTATCGTCCTC